AAGCTCGAAAAGGAAGACTTTAACTCTATAAAACGCTATTTTATCAGCAGCCTCGTCCCCGCGTCGGCATTGCCAACTTGGGGCTCGATGCCCCAAATTGGCAATACTTGAAGTATTGATATTCATGTATTTGTTAGTCAAGGCATCGAGCCTTGACTAACAAATGCCGACGCGGGGACGCGTCGCCCCCAGGTTAGCTTGCGTTCGTGGCGCATAACTGTTTGACAATTTATCTGCCTAATTGCAGTTTATTATAATTTGAAACTTGACTCTGCGCTCTGCAATTTGTCAAAAATGAAATATTTTTAGCAAAAGGTTTGGTTGGTATAAAAAAAAGCGATACCTTTGCATCGCTTTTGAGATAAAACATTATCTCTAAATAGTACGGGGCGTAGCGCAGTTCGGTTAGCGCACCTGCTTTGGGAGCAGGGGGTCGTGGGTTCGAATCCCGTCGCCCCGACATAAGGAAAACCGCTGATTATCAAGTTGTTAAGACTTGGTGATTGGCGGTTTTATTGTTTGTTGTTACTCGTTTTTTTACCGCATTTTGGCCTCATTTTGGCCGTTTTTGGCTTATTTTGTATCGTTTTTGTGAGCTATTTGTGAGCAAAAAGGGTTAAAAATGTAGGTAATGGCATATAAATTAAAGTGGTATTTAGATTTAAGGCGTAAGGACGAACAAGGGAAAGGGCGGCTTTGTATCGTTATTTACAATCGTGGAACGTCGGCAATGCTGAGCACGGGGGTGATGTTGCGCGAGGGAGAGTTTGTGAACGGTAGGGTGGTGGGCGCGCCCATGGCGGCACAGCTGACGCAGTTGCTGCGACTGAAAATGGCAAAGGTGCAATTGACTGTTGAAGAGGTGGCGTGCTTTAATGATGTTCAAGCAATGAGGGCAAGCGAGATTAAGGCGGCTTTGCTCGATCGGCTGGAGTTGAATGGGAATGGGGGTGAGGCCGTTGGAGAGGAGAAACAGGAGGAAGCGCGTTTTTTGCCGTTTGCTGAAACGTTTGTGAGTCGGTGTAAGAAGGAAAGAACGGCGGGCGTGTATAAAATGACTTTACAGAAGTTGAGGAAGTTTTGTAAGTTGGAGGAGTTGTGCTTTAAAGATGTGACGGTGGGGTGGCTGAAGGATTTTGAGGTTTGGATGGCTGACACCTGCAGCACGAACACGCGGGGCATACACTTTCGCAATATTCGTGCCGTGTTTAATGCTGCAATAGATGAAGAGGTGATACCGGCCGAAATGTATCCTTTTAGGCGATTTAAGATAAAGAAGGAGGAAACGATGAAACGCTCGCTAAGGTTGGAGGATTTGAGGCGGTTGATGCGTTACCCTTGCGAAGAGTGGCAAAAGAGGTATGTCGACCTTTTTATGCTTTCGTTTTATCTGGCGGGCATTAATATGATTGACCTCATGGAGTTGCCTCCGCTGAATGAGAGTGGCGAGATTGAATACAGGCGGAGCAAAACGGGGGTTGTGTGTCGGCTGACGGTTCCACCTGAAGCGCTGGAGATTATTGAGCGTTATAAGGGGGTGAAACGTTTGCTTTATTTTGGCGAGCGTTTGAGTGGTGGCGTTGAGGCGTGGAAGGGCTTCCTTCGTAACGTGAATGACGGGTTGCAACGTGTTGGTCCGTCGTGTTATGTGTACGTAAAGCATAAGGGCAAACGGGCGAAAGAACGGGTGAAGGTGTATAGCGGTTTGTTTCCCGATCTTACCTCTTATTGGGCGCGTCACACGTGGGCAACGTTGGCCTCAGAACTTGACGTGCCTGATGCAGTGATAGATGCTGCTTTAGGTCACAAGTCGCCCTATCCAATGGCCGACATATATATAAGGCGAAACGCTAAGAAGGTAGATGAAGCCGTGAGGCGCGTGATTGATTATGTAAGGGGGTAAAGTTTTTTATATCTTTATGGCAAAAATATTTGGCTATAAGTATAATTTTTATTACCTTTGTAATGCAAAACAGAAAGGAACGCGCATGAATAAATTGAAAGTAAGAGAAGTTATTCAGCTACTGAAAAAGGAAGGCTGGGTAGAAATTAAGGCCAATCATGGCGACCACCGACAGTTCAAGCACCCCACGAAGAAGGGTAAAGTAACTGTAAGAGGTAAGATGAGTGAAACGCTTAACGATTTTCTTCTTCTAAGCATTTGGCGACAAGCTGGTTGGAGAAAGTAAATTAAAAGGTATGGAAAGGGGTTGAACCTTTCCATAGCCTTAGAATATATAAGACTTTTAAAAGTATGGAAAAGATAAAGGTAAAGGTGGATTGGAGTGATAAGAATTTTGCAGCGGTGACAGATGATGCTCGTTTGTGTGGCATGGTGTTAGTAACGGCTTCGACTTATGAAAAGTTAATGAGCGATTTGCGTGATGCTATTGTCGAACATGTTGAAGGCGTTGTGGCTGATGGTGATGACTTGCCAGAATGGTTGAAGTGTGGTGTGTATGAGTTTGAGGTGGATTTAGGTGCTGCCGCTTTGTTGCGTTGTTGTTTGCAGTACACAACATTTGCGGCCGTTGCTCATGCTACTGGCATTAATCAAGCTTTGCTGACGCATTATGTAACGGGGCTAAAAGTGCCTCGTGACAAGCAGCGAGCGCGTATTGTTGAAGGTTTGCACCGTATAGGTGAAGCTTTGTTGTCTTTAAAATAGAAATTAAAGCGTTATGCTTTTTGTTTTGCATGCCTCCCACGTGAGTGGGGGGCTTTTTTTGTCGGTTTCATCGTATTTTGGGGGGTGGTGTTCGCATATTGCAAAGCACCCCACTAACGCAAGCCGTTAGTGGGGTGCTTTGTGTGTATTTACATGCGTTATTTAACATAACATTGATTCTTTACATTTGCAGTTTAAACAACATTTATTGCGTTCGGTAAACATTGTTTACGAGTGCGAAGATATAATAAATTGCAAACATAAACCAAACGTTTTTGCGTTTATTTAGGCATTTTGCGACATTTAGACCAATAAAAATGAATAATAAAGAAAAATTAGAACAGTTAGTGCTGCAATATGCGCATGGTAATCAAACGCTATTTGCCAGACTTTTAAACGTGCGTCAGAGCACAGTATCCACATGGAAGGCACGAGAGACCTTAGATTTTGTACGTATCAAGCAACGTTTCCCACAAGTTGATGGTAATTGGCTGCTTACAGGGGAGGGGGACATGCTTTTACCTGAGGACAATAGTACTTCGGTAAATGTTAGTGGAAACCATAACAACCTACAGGGAATGCTTGTGAATAGCCAAAGTATCGATAAAAGCGAGTCTTTTTTGACGTCGGATGCTGCCTCCGACGTGGCTTCTTTGCAGAAAGAAAACGAGTATCTAAAGAAACTTATAGAAGAAAAAGAAAGACTTATAAAGGTCCTTTTGGCGGGACATTAGTCCCCCAAAATGTAAAGAATCAATGTTATGTTTACAAGCAAAAGGCTATGAAAAAAGGATTAATAAGGCTTCCGAGTGTTACGGCAACGTTGCGCAAAATGGTGATGGGTGATAGTATCCGATTGGATTTTCAGAGCGTGTCTCCGCAAGGGCTGTATCAGGCGAAGAAGAGATTGAATGCTCAGACTGGCAAAGAAGAGTGGAAGAGTAGGGTAGTGACTGACGAACGTGGGCGGAAGTTTTACGAAGTGACTCGCAAGGTCGTGAGTGGTGATACAAAATAATACGAAAAAGTTATGACGACAGAAGAACCAAGGGTTGTCGACTCGGGCCGCTATGGCATGAGCGACGCGGCAAAGATTTTGGGCGTTGCGCGTTGCACTTTGCGACGTTGGATATATGCCGGGCGCGTGAACGTAGGGTTTAGGAATTTGAACGGACGAATGTTTATAACTGGACAGGAATTAAAAAGAATTTGGAGCGAGCAGTGGTGATGCTGCAAGCGCAAGAGCGAGAGCAAGACTCAAACGACAAAAGAGCCAAGCAGAAGCGCGAACAGTGGTAATGCTGTGAGCGAAGCGTCAGGAGGCGGCCCTTGGGGTGTGTGCAGCGGCACATGTAGAACGGCTGAGGGCTGAATGCTGCAAGCGGTTGTGGTGTGCTGAATGGCGATGTTGATGAATGGCGAAAGAAACGAGAAAACGACAAAACAACAAAACAACAAAACAACAAACAAACTAAAAACGGAAAACGATATGAACATTTTAGATAAAGCGCTGAAGGTGGCGAAGTGTGCGGCCTGTGCAGCCGTTGTGCTGACGGGTTTTTATTACGCCAGCCGTATGGATTACGAGGACGCGGTGTTGAACGAAATGAAGAACAATGGTACTTACTACGCCATGAGCCAGGAACACCCCGATTGGGACGAAGCTGAAATGGTGAAGGAGTACACCGAGCGGAAGCTGCAGCGCGAGGAGGAAACGCGCGCGATGCGTAAGCGTTACGACGGTCGTTAGTATGTTATAACTTTAAAAGATTGGTAAGTATATGGATAAAGGAGACGTACATGAATACGTAGAAAGGATAAAGCGCAACAACAAGGATTTGCACCTATTGCTAATCGACTTTAGGCTTTACATCGTCGGTGTTGAGAAGCGCTGCAAATTCCCTGACCTGGTAAGGGACTACACCTACGAGCAAGCAGGAATGGACTATGCTCTCCATTGTGTTGCATCTATTTTGGCGGCTTACAAGGAGAGTGGCGACGAGACTGACGCGCTCATCTCCTTGATGACGTATTGCAGCCGCTGGGCGTGCGCTTCGCCTTATAGTGACGACCGCTATGCCGATACGGAGCGTGCTAAGGGTGAGAACTCTATCAAAATCAAGATAGCGCGCTGGATAAGGGCCAAGGCGGGCGAATGAAAGGTGATGGAATGGTTTTACTCATATTTTTTATAAAGTTCTAATTGTATGCCCCGTCACGCGCTGACCATGGGCTTCTAATTTCTTCATAGAATGAGTGGGACTATTCGGTTCGTGAGGAATAGAATAGTCAATATAACGCGATAGGTGGTTAATCGGATAGACCGCGCTCTCTAATAGGCTGAGGCGCTTAGGCCGTTAGTCGGGTTCGACTCCCGACCGCGTTGCATTCGTGTGAATAAGGTAAGTTTAGATTATTAAGATTGCTCCCATTATGGTTCGTGAGAATAGTAATGGGAAAGACGAGGAGTATAGGCCGTTAATCGGATAGGCGGCAAAGAGAGGTATCGTCGTCTGCTGCATGAAGTTCGCTTTGGGTTATTGGGTATGCAGTGGATAAGCTTCGAAACAATCGCACATTAGTGGGTTCGACTCCCACACTCCTCACTCAACCATTTTATTAACGAAAACGGAAAATTATGAACAAAAGATTTTGGGTAGAGGTACGCGTCAGCTATGACGGTGTGACCGAAAAAGGAGAGAAGACCAACATGAAGGAGACGTGGTTAGTGCGTGCAGCCACTTTCGCTGAGGCTGAGTCGCGTGCAACTGAAAAAGTATGTGCTTATAATGGTGTCGAAGACGTATGTGTGGAGGCTTGCGTGAAGCGCAACATAGCAGTCTTTTGGGTAAGTTCTCTAAATGGCGACAAGTTTTATAAGGTACGTTGTGAAGGCCTTCTCGTCAACGAGAAGACAGGCAAAGAGCGCATCGTTAAGCGTGATTACTTGGTTCTGTCTCCTAACATGCTTGATGCTTACGAGACATTCGTCAAGTGTATGAGTGACTCTGACTTTAGCGAGTTTGAGGTGTTAGGCATCAATCTTACCCCTATCGTTGAGGTGCTGAGCGACCATGAGTAAATAAGCCGTTTGTACACTATCAACCATTAAAGCACGACGCTGCGGTGTGAGTTGTTTCCCCATTGCTTACATATAGTGAGTGAGGTGTGAAGCTTGCAATGCGCAGTCCAAATACGAAAGAGGATGACACAGGAGGGGGAAAGACGCAATGAGTGGTTCTTTCTATCCTTGCAATGCGAACTCGGGCGATGACACAGGAGGCCGCCTCACCCCAATAAGTGGTGAGGGGGAATGCAACAAAGAGGGCCGCAGTGTTGTGCTACTTATTGACCTTACACGAAACCACACGAATTATGAGCCGACAGAAGAAGTCGGGCTTAGATTACTTCCCTTTTGAAGTAGACTTTTTTCAGGATATTAAAATACGCAAGTTAATTCGGCGTAACGGTGGTAAGGCGATCGCAGTATATGCTCTCCTGCTATGCTATATTTACAAGAGTGGGTATTTCATGACGTGGGATAAAGAGTTGCCCTTCATTATTTCGGAACAAACGGGGTATGGAGAGGTGTATATACAAGAAGTCTTAGAGAGCTGCCTTACGTTAGGGTTGTTAGATAGGCGTATGCTTGACGAGGAAGGTGTACTGACGAGTAGAGGTATTCAAGAACGATATAAAAAGATATGTGTAGATAGTAGGCGTGCAGCGTCGATAGAAGCGTACAACCTTTTAGACGAAAATTCGACTGAAACTGTCGAGCGTTCGACTAAAGACGCATCAATCTTCGGTAAAAAAGCCGATAAATGTACAAACTTGTGCAAGAAAGCACCATTTCTGCGCAAAAGTGTGCAAGAAAGTACACAAAGTAAAGTAAAGGAAAGTAAAGAAAAAGACGATGTAGAAAAAGCGCCACCGTCGCCACCGACGACGGAAGACGTTGAAGCCTCGTTTACGGGATTGTTAGCATCGTTGAGGGCTGAGGCTTCATGGTGTGAGTTGGTGCGTATGCGTTACCACTTGGGCGACGATGAGCTACACGAGTGGCTTGACGCCTTTGCGCTCGACTGTCGCGTCAACGACAAGGCGCAGCACACCGATCTCACCGACCTCAAACGCCACTTTACTTCGTGGCTTCGCATTCAACAACAACAAAATCGCAACTGTCATGGCACGAAAAATAGCAATGCCAGCTCCCTTGCCCGACGCAAAGGAGTTGATGTCGCAGCTACTTCGGCAGCGGACTACAGCACACGCCTTTAGGCTTCCCCTGGCAGTCGAAGACGCTTATTGCCTGCTCTACTCTGCCTACGAGGTGGAGGTGGAGCGCAGAGGGCGCACGCTGCAAATGGACGAAGACACGACGCGTATCGTAGGCGAAGTGGCTCATCACCTTACTGGGCCGCAACCAAATGGGTTGTTGTTCTGTGGCACAACGGGCAATGGCAAGACCACCTTGGCGTTGGCCCTGCAGAATGCCGTTGAATGGCTCAGGGCGCGAAGTATGTTGCCAACAGAGTTCATGCAATACGACCTCGACACGGTACGCTTCGTTGAGGCTCGCCACGTAGCTGCCACCTACAAGACGACGAAAGATCGCCTCATGAGCATTGGGGTGTTGGCCATTGACGATGTAGGCACAGAGCCTGCCGAAGTGGTCGACTACGGCAATGTGATAGAACCGATCACCGAGCTACTTGAGGCGCGTTACGCTCGTGGCCTCTTCACCCTTGTCACTACCAACCTAACGGGGCAAGAGTTGCGGCAAAGGTATGGCGTGCGATTGGTTGACCGCATGAACGAAATGATGCACGTCGTTGTATTCAAAAACGGAAGTTTCAGGTAAAACAAAAAGAACGAAAAGTATAAAGCACTATGGCACAACTCATCTACGTATTGGTATACTGGCGCTGCCGTCGTGAAACGCGGCTCCGCATCTGTGAGCGGTTTCGAATGCCGAGCGGTTACGTCAACATCAATGGCGAAACGCCCTGCATGGTATCGTCTGATGATTACGAACTGCTACGCGAGTGTGAGCGCAGAGGGTTTATCCGCTTGCGCGATAAGGAGACAAAAAAAGCCTCCAACGACGTGGAGGCTTCCAAGCACTAAGCGCTAAATGCTTTCGTGGATACCAGTTGATGCGCTTAATAGTCTCTTGCCGAGGTCTTCTAACCCATTGGCAAGGGTCATGAGTTCGGCCGTAGTGAAAGCAGCAGGTTTGCCGTTCACCATGTTCCCGTTAATGCGTTGCATGAGCCACGGTGCGCCTTTGTCAAAGTAGGTTTTGGCTATGTAAGAGAGCGAAATGGCTGACTTTACGTTTCCTAAAATATTTGAGGGGCAGACATCATTCCTTTTGCGTCCTCTGCGTAACATGGTACGCACATAGAGTGCGGCTTCGCGCTCCTCTTCAGGATTGCTTGTTAATGCAAAAGCCTCCTCTAATAGTTTAGAAGACAAATTAGGGTCTTTGTCGTTCGATGCTGCAAAGCTCTCTTCAAGTTTGAGTTTTACGCAGTCTTTCATAAGCTAATATTTAAAAGGTTTGGCTAAACAGATAAAGAGTAAAAAGGAAGTTCCGCTCGGCCCTAATGGAGCGAGGCGGAAACCTCCTCATTACTTTCATTCCATTTCAGACATCTTTTCGCAAGCTTCTAAAACTGCGAAGAGAAAATCTTCAAGGAATTCCGATTCTGTAAGCCTACCTGATTGGATTAAAGACTTTTCGTTTCGGAAGAGGTATCTAAACTTGTTTAGAATATCCTCCCAGTCCTTTAGACTGTTATCATTGGTGTCCACGTGTCTTTTGAAGACGATGCAAAGATAATAAAAGAATATTTATTGCACAAGCGAAAACGCAACAAAAATAAACAAACATTTACAACATACGCAAAACCATGTACAACCCGAAGTACATTTACATTGAGGGCAGCAGGCGAACGTACCGCCTTACCCCCGAAGGCGAGCAAATGTTTAGAGCTCGCTTCCCCATTACGCCCGCTAAGGACATAGCCCACGAGTTGGGGTGTGGAATTGATATGGTGTATAAGTTGGCCAACTCCTATGAAGTGAAGAAAGACCCTACTTACAAGCGTGAGACGCTGCGACACGCTATGCTCCACGCTCGCGCCTACTACGTGATAGATAAGAAGGCAAACCCCGAACTCTATCAAGAGCGCTTTCAAGAGCGAGGGCGACGCATCTGTCGTCAACGACGCACGGACGAACTCCGCATCATGAGTGGCGAGAAGCCGCGCTATAACTTCTACTTCGCTCCTGCGCATAGCAAGAAGAAAAAGAACATACGCAGGGCGTTGCGCCTACTTGGCTACATTCCTTACGATAATATCTGCTCCATGCTCTGGTACTTCGCGCCAGAGACGCAGCGCAGTCTATCCACTGAGCGCAGAGCCAAGGAGTATGGCTTTAAATTCTCGTGTTTCCGATGAAGCACTTTCACACAACAATCTATAACTCTTACACACTATGAAACAGAAAGAAGAACTCGTACCCCGTGAACAGATACCTGAGGCCACGCGCATTCTTACCAACGTGGCTTACCTCATGGGCGATGTGACGAGTACGCTTATGCTCAACGCTGAGACGCGTGTTGAGCGATTAGGCTTCGGCATGAAGCACGGATTGAAGCAGCGCCTAAAGTATGCCCTCGAAGCTACCCACCGTGCGCGTCGCGCATGGGATAGCTTTGCACAGGAGCTTTACGGCATTGAGTGTGCCGACGATGCTTGCGAGTGTAGCGACTACTATGCCGATATAGTGTTGCTCATAGCCGATCGCACAGGCGACAACGATGAGTATCGTGACAAGGTGCGACGTGCGCTGCTGCGCATGAAGAGCGACCGCCACATCTACGAACAACTTCAAAGCGTGATAAAATGACACCGATTGAGAAGACAACGAAGGCCGACATCCTAAACTACCTACGTGAGACACAGACGATGCAATTCAACACACGTGCAAGCATCGTCGATGTTTGCTTTAGCGGTAGGTGTGATGCTATTCGCATTGAGTTAATCCCCTTTATAGGGTATATAAGCACTTTCACCCTATACAATGGGAAGGACAAGGCTTACAACGACCGAGTAATGGCTGACTTTAAAGATAAATGGCTATACTATGAAGATGAATGGCAGGACTATGAAAGGAGCAACATTTAATCCATTCTTTGCGCGCCCCGAGGAAGCAGAGGCGGGCGCGCGCATCATTTGGCTCAGCCGTCGTCCTGACGGGCGGCTGCGCTACCCTCGCTGCGTGCGCGCTCACTTAGACAAGATTCTAAGACTCTCGCCCAACGCACTAAGCAATGAGGACATACAACAATTAAAATACTTACAATAAGATGTAACTCACTATGGCTACAAAAGAAAAAAAAGTGCTCGAAATGACTGCATTCAGAATTAAAGAGTCCGAGACCACACTCACAAAGGATTATGCAGTACAAGGCCAAGTATTGTTAGGCTGGCTGACCATTAGGAAGTTCTCAGCAAGTAAGGCTTCCGAGAAGAAACTTTGGTGGGCGAAGGCTTGCGCTCAAAATCTTTTAGACGAATTGAATAAAGAACAATAAACGATGATACCCATGTTAAAAGACGTACTGACATTTCTTTTTTACGCCACGTCCGTATATGTCGTGCTATGGCTCACGTATAAGTTCGGCTTCTATCGAGCCGAAGAGGCAATGGCCGACGAAGTGGCGCGCCTTCGTCAATCGCGTTGGAAAGAAGGCTACACGATTGGTCGTGAACAAGGATACACAAGAGGCCGTGATCGCGGCCACAAAGAAGGCTACCGCGACGGTTACGAGAAGGGCCGTGCCGAGGGTTATGACGACGGCCGTCGCTATGAAGCTATCACGCATCATAACGAGGAGGAGATTAAACGACAATTGAAGTTGTAAAGGCACTTGATAATGACACAATTTATTTGTATCTTAGTACTGGTCCAGAGTTAATGTGCTAATGTGCGAATGTGCAAATGTGCGAATGGTCGCCTTTGTACGCTGAGTAATTAAAGCATCATTCAATCATTCTCACATTTGCACATTCGCACATTTGCACATTGACTCAGCATTTGCATATTTAAAAAGAACACAGTGAAGCGACGACGAATCAACCTCAGCGTGCCGCCCGAGCTATATCGAGAGCTGGAGCGCATACGCAAGACTTATCGCTTTAGTACGACGTGCGAGATGTGCGTCGTACTTTTGCGTGTATATGCGCGTATGGTGGCTGAGGCTGAGGCTACTTCCGCCACTGACGATGATGAGGACTACATCGCGGCCACCTTTGAGCGCATGGCTACCTCTATGCGCACTCCTTCTAACACAACGCCTATCGTGCGCCACCACCGTAGGAGGATTGAATAATATTTCGTAAGACTATGGCTAAAGACAAAGACTACAAGCGAATGATACACACGCGCCACTGGTTGGAACTAAGGCGCATGGTGCTCACGGCTCACCCTCTGTGCCAACGTTGTGAGGCTGAGGGCCGCACAACGGCTGCTACTGAGGTGCATCACGTGCGCCCAGTCGAAGAGGGTACGACCGCGAGGGAGAAGGAGCGGCTCATGTTTGATGCGCACAACCTCCGCGCCCTCTGCCACGACTGCCACGTGCTGACGCACACAGAGTTAGGCCGCTCTGGCCGTAAGGCAAATGCCGAGCGCAAGGCACGACAGGCCGAAAGCGTTAACAAACGCTTCTTTGGCGACGAGTGATGACCGAAAGAACGTACAGAAATGGCCGAAAAACGTACAGAAAACGACCGAAAACGTACCAAAACAGAGCAAAAGAAGCCTGCCCTCATCACCAATGGCGCTCCCATTCACATGGGGGGCATGTTTTTTTAAGGGGTGGGGGATGGCGTTAAACCTCGCCCAAACCCTTTTTTTTGCGCGAGCATTTTTTTCGATTTATGGAACTTTGGGCAATTCAACACCCTTAAACAATATTTCACAGAATGCTGAATGTGCCAATATGCTAATGTGTTAATGTGCTAATGAGTGGCACAATCCTTAACTCATTAGCCTATTAGCAGCACATTGGCCACATTAGCAAATTAGCAAATTAGCAAATTAGCACATTAACACTATGGCACGCACCACCAAACAATGGTATGCCCGCATCACCAAGGCACTCAAAAAGTCGGGTACTTATAACACCAGCCTCGAAATGCAGATACAATCGTTGGCAGGAGCTATGCGCACGCTCGAACTTGCCACTGATGAGATTGACCGCCTCGATACCACCGTCGTATGGGAGGAAACACGCTACGGCCGCAAGATGCAGCCCCACCCCGTGTTTAAAATTCAGCGCGACGCACAAGCCTCCGTCACGCGACAGATGAAGCAGTTGCAACTCACCACTGAGGAGTTGACCACCGACCAGAGTTCCGACCCATTGATAGACTTAACCCAAAAGCTCATTAATGAACAGTAGAGAATGAGTGAATATGCTAATGTGTTAATATGCTAATGTGTTAATGTGCTAATGAGTGGCACAATCCTTAGCATATTAGCACATTACCACATTATCGCATTAGCACATTATCACATTATCACATTAGCACATTAGCATATTACCACATTATCACATTAGCACATTATCAGAATGACCGAAGAAGAAGCCCACCGCTATCGAGAGGAGAAGCAGCGCGTATCGCGTTCGCTCGCTGCTAAATCGTTGGAGTCGTACCACCTTGAGGCGGTCGACCCTCGGCTCTACGTGTACGTATCAATGGTGCGCGACAGCCCCACCGAGCATAACCTTTGGGAGCAGTTGGCCGTTGAGCGTTTCCTGCGTATGGTGAAGCGTTATGGGCTTGACGCTCGCAAGGTGCGTCGCTTCTACCTCTTCTACGAGTCGCTCTACTTCCCTGGCAAGGAAGGCATGCAGCACTATAAGTTGACGCCCGTTCAGTGCTTCCAGTTTGCGGCCGTATATGGCTTTTGGCAACGGGGGCGTCGCATCGTGCGTGAGGTATGTCTGTTCGTACCCCGAAAGTTTTCGAAGACTACCTCAGGTGCAGCCTTCCCCCTTTACGACCTTTTCTTTGGCGACGCCAACGCCGAGTGCTACTTTGGCGCCAACTCTTACGACCAAGCGAAGAAAGGCTTTAACGTCCTGCGCGGCTGCGTGCGTAGGCTCGACCCGCGCGGCTTACGCTATACGGTGAATGAAGACGTGATTAAGAGCCGACGGCAGGACCGCACGGCCTTTGCTCAGTGTCTGACAGGCAACAGCCGCACCAAGGACGGATTGAACGCCTCGACCGTCCTCATCGACGAATACTCCCAAGCGCGCACCAATGAGCTACTCACCGTGCTTACTACCTCTATGGGCGTTAGGCAGAACCCCCTCACGGTGATCATCACCACTGCGAGCGACGTGTTTGAAGGCCCATTCTACGCCAAGTTGCAGGGCTACAAGCGTCTGCTACTGGGCGAGGTGGACGACGACAGCGTATTTGCCCACCTCTTCGAACCCGACGTCGACGACCCCGAAGACCAACCCTCTACGTGGCGCAAGGTCCACCCCCACATGGGCGTGACCGTTAGCCTCGAATTTTACGAAGCCGAATATCGTGCAGCGCGTCGCGACGGTGCGGAGGCGATGTTGGCCTTTCGCACGAAGTTGCTCAACGTCTATGCCGAACAGCAGCAGCGCTCATGGATAACGGCCACCCTCGCCACCGAGATCATGCGTCCCTTCACGCTCGACGCGATCAAGGGCCGCCCCGATGCAATGGTGGCTATCGACTTGAGCGAGAGCGACGACTTCTCGGCCGTGACGACAGGTTTCTACTCGCCCGAAGAGAAGTCGTTCACCTTCCACACGGCCTACTTCTTCCCCGATGAAGCCCTGGCGGGCCACCCCAACGAGCGCCTTTACCGCAAGTGGGCCGCCGAGGGCCACCTCACGCTGACGCAAGGCCCTGTCATCAATTACCGCACGATCGTCGACTACGTGTTGCGCGTCAACCGCTCCGTGCGCATACTCTCTATTGGTTACGACCCTTGGAAGAGCCAAGAACTTATCAACATGTTGGCCGCATCAGGTGCGCGTGACGTGTTGCGCGGAGTGAAGCAGACGTATGGCAACTTTACCGCCCCCGTCCAATCCTTTGAGCATGGCTGCAAGACGGGGCATATCTTCATCAATCCTAACCCGATTAACGCCTACTGCTTTGGCAATGCCATACTCGACACCGACAACCTCGGCAACTCTAAGCCCATTAAGCGCGCTCGCTATCAAAAGATTGACGGACTCATAACGATGCTCATGTGTTTGAGACTGTTTATAGATTATGAGCGGTAAGAAAAGCGTATCAATTTGTAGCCCTTTGCCATTAATACGGATAATAGTATCTTTGCATTGTTCTAATAACGAAAAGCAGGAAGAAACAATGAAAGAAGTAAAAGCAATTATCGAGCGTTCCTCAGAGGGGCGCTATAGTATTTATATGGACGACGATACGCTATCTTATCTTATAACGGCTGAGGGTGCAACACTTGATGAAGCTAAGGACGACTTCATGACTTATTACAACGAGACAAAAGAATACTACAAGAGCCATAACGAAGCATTTGAAGAAGTAGAGTTTGACTTCTGTTACGATATAGTTATTTGACACATCGCGCCCGCCACCTGAGGGCGCAAAACAATCGAGCGCCCCACCATGTAACAATGGTGGGGCGCTTTTACTTTAATACGAAAAATAGAAAAATGAAAAAAGTGGGATAAAAAAGATACTCCGCGTTTCACAACGAGAGGTATCGTTGATTATTATGAGTTGTTTAATTATTAGTTACCTTACAAAGATACAATAAAAAGCCACGCGGCAAGCGCGCGTGGCAAAATAAATGTGTCTAAAAACGTTTTATTTAATGGCATTAAAAGGTGAATTCCAAATCAGGAATGCTACGCCCTTCTGCCTCTTCTAACTCCTTCATTTCGTTGTAACACGCATATAAGTCGGCCTTTGCTTCGGCTACCGTGTTGCCATATCCTGCAAGGCCAAAGTGCGCGAACTCTTTATCAACGTAACAAGCGAAACGACCGTCAGTATCCTTTTCGACCGTCACTATAACTTTCTCCTTTTTCATATTGTATTAATGTTTTACCGCTTTGTCTAAACCAACTGATACCTTGAGGAATCTTTCGGTGAACATTGTTTTAAACACTGCAAATATAGCAACAATGTTACATTATTTTCCCCAACTCTCACTTTTTTCTCCAAAAAACGCCAAAAGGTGGTACCACCTACACACCTTTTGCGCGTAGGGTATGAACGTATTACGCAGACTATTCAAGATAAAACGCAGCAGCGAGGGTGTTAACTCATCGCCAGAGGGTAGGACTGTCCGCTCGGGGGCTTTGCCGCTTTTCACCTCCGCAGCGGCTGACCCCTTGGCCGTTAGCACCGTCTATCGCTGCGTGCGTTTACTTTCAGAGAGTGTGGCCAACTTGCCCCTCCGCTATATGAAGCTAAAGGGCGGCATATTCGTCGACGACCGCCAGTCGCGCCTCCACTACCTATTGAGCGTGCAGCCCAACGAGCTTTACTCCGCGTTCGACTTCTGGGCGCAAGCCGTGCAACAGATGTTGCTGACGGGTAATGCCTACATCGTGCCGCAATACTCGCCCTCGCTTGAGGTAGATCGCCTTGTGCTTTGCCAACCTAACACCGTGAGCCACGACACCATTAATCGCACCTACACGGTAATGGACATGACCAACCGCCTTAGCGGCACCTTCGCTGAGGACGAAGTCGTACACCTCAAAAACCTCACCATCGACGGCCAGCAGGGCGTCAGCACCCTGACCTTTGCGCGCCTTACTACGCAGATAGCCGCTACAGGCGATAATGAGACGCTCAACCGATTTGCCAATGGAGGCAACGTGCGCGGCATCGTAGGCAACGACACGAGCGTGCGCGGATTTGGCGACTATCAAGACGACGAATTGGCCAAGACGGCTACCGACCTCGACCAATCATTCTCCGAAGGGAAGAAGATCGTCAGCCTACCAGGACAAGTAAAGTTCAACCAACTCTCGCTCTCCAGCACCGACATGCAATTCCTCGAAAGCCGAAAGTTTACGGTACGCGAGTTGTGTCGCTTCTTCGGGGTACACCCCTCATTCGTCTTTGACGACACGAGCAACAATTACAAGAGTGCCGAAATGGCCAACGTTGCTTTCCTCTCCAACACGCTCAACCCCCTACTCCGTAAGATAGAGAGCGAACTCCACCGCAAACTCATCGAGCCTTCGCTCTGTTGTGAGCGCCGCTTTGAGTTCGACCGTCGCAGCCTCTATGCGTGCGACCTCGCGAGCCGCGTGCAGTATCAGACGCAGACGATAGCAGCAGGCATCTACACCGTCAACGACTGGCGACGCGCTGAGAACATGCCCCCCGTCGAGGGCGGCGACCGCCCCTTAGTTAGTGCCAACTTGAAAGCACTGAACGAAATGGAGGCAAACTCAACCACCGACAACTAACACACATTATTAATATGCTAATGTGTTAATATGCTAATGTGTTAATATGCTAATGGCTGCGCCACTCATTCCCACATTAGCACATTCCCACATTAGCACATTCCCACATTAGCACATTAGCACATTTACACCTTATGAATAAGCAATTACAATTCCACTCCTCAGGCACCGTCCACGTGCGCAGCCGTCAAGGCAGCGAGGGCGAGGGCGAAAGCCGCACGATAGAGGGATATGCCATTTTGTTCAACACGCCCTCTGCCCCACTATGGGAGGACGAGGACGAAGTCGTGCGCGAACAGATAGCCCCCGAAGCCATAACGAAGGACCTACTCGACGGCTGCGACATCAAGATGACCATGAACCACGACTTTGCCACATTGCTTGCACGCAGCAAGCGCGGAGAGGGTACGCTACAGTACGACATTGACGAGCGGGGCGTCCACTTCTCCTTCGATGCGCCCAACACCGACGACGGCGACCGCGCGCTCGAACTCGTACGACGTGGCGACATCGATGGCTGCTCCTTCATGTTCTCTTGTTCGTACCGCCAACCCGACGTGACGAGCGAGACGACCAAAAACAAGGAGACGGGAAAGGCTGAAACGCTTTACACCATTCATGCTATTCGTGGCATCTACGACTTTACGCTCACGCCCATGCCCGCCTATCCCGACACGGAAGTAAACGCACGCGACCTACGCGGATTGACCCCCGCCCCCTCAACAGACAACGCTGCCGCCCTCCGCGTCGAGGAACAAGTAAAGGCCATGCGCAGCGCGGCAAAGCAATCACTTTAAAGCATTAACCATTTAATAACAATTCATTCATTACGATTATGAACAAAAAACTTACGGTACGTCAAATCGTTGACAAATACCAAAAGAACTGCGCTCGCATCTCGGCCATTGCCGACCTCTGCGAGACGGAAAAGCGCGAACGCACTGACGCAGAGAGCGCAGAGTACGAAGCCTTAGTGCGCGACAATGAGTTGCTCCGCATGCGTATGCAAGCTGAAGCCGCTCAAGCGCAGCAGAACCCCAACCTTATTGCTGACGCCAACAAATTGGTGCGTGAGAACATGGAGGCTGGCCGACAGACGCAAATCGTCTTCATGCGCGACCTCATGCTCGTGAGCGACGCCACTTCGGGCGGCATCATTCCGCTCAAGATACAAGACATCCTCGACCCATTGGTAGAGGGCTTAATCCTCGACAAGGTAGGTCTCCCCATGCCTACAGGTTTGGCGGGTGACTACGTATGGCCCACCTACGAGGCCGTTGAGGCACAAATCCAAGGCGAGGGCGTTGCGCTCACCGACACGAAGATTAAACTCTCTAAGCTCACCGCTTCACCTCAGCGCATTGGCGTGGCCATTCCTGTAACGCGTCAGACGATTATCCAGACGGAGGGCATCATCGAAACGATCGTGAAGAAAGTGATGCCTCAGTCAGTAGCCATGTTGTTGAACAAGATTTTGTTCTCTACCACGAAGGCTACCGCGGCTACTACGTTAGTAGGCCCATTCGTGGCGAAGGCTACTAAGCCGACCGCGCTGAGCGCTACTCCTACCTTTGCCGACTTCAACAAGATGAAGGCTACCGTGTTGGCCTCTGGCGTTGACGGTAGCAACTTGTGCTGGGTTATGACACAAGCGCAGAAGGCCATTGCCGAAGCCACTCCGAAGGACGCTGGCTCTGGCATCATGGTATGTGAGAACGACCACATCGCGGGTCTCCCCGTCTTCTGCACTCACTACATTGGTGAAGGCTTCGTAGGTCTTGGCGACTGGCGCTACCAGCCCATGGGCATGTTCGGCGACATCTCGTTTATCATCGACCCCTATAGCCAGGCTCGCAAGGATGCCGTTGACTTCGTACTCAACGTCAACTACGGCACGACTACGCTTCGCCCCGAAGCCTTTGCACTGGGCAAATGCGCTGCAGGCGCCTAACCAATGTGCAAATGTGCAAATGTGCAAATGTGCAAATTGTCGCCTTTGTACGCTGAGTATTTAAAACATCATTCAATCATTCGCACATTTGCACATTCGCACATTAACCACACATTTGCACATTTCCTATGACCTATCTATACAAACCCCTCGCTCGCAAAAACTTTAAGACTGGCGAGAACATGTTCTACCCCGCGCCCCTACCTGCGGCCGTTACCGACTTCGAACTCTTGGCAGCAGAAATCAGCGCGAAGTGTACCCTCACGCGTGCCGACGCTATGGGTGTGCTGAAAGAACTTGAGCGACAAATCCTCCACGCGTTGCTATCGGGTTACACCGTTCGCCTTGGCTCATTGGGGGCGTTTCGCCTTACAGCGAAGTCAGTAGGCGTTGAGATCAAAGACGATGTAAGCAGTCAACTCGTCAAGAAAGCTCGCGTGCGCTACGTGCCTTCGACGTGGATTAATAATAAGCTATTACTCCAGAACGTCGATTTTAAGAATGTCTATAAAGCCAACAAGAAGAAAACCGATAAAACGCAACAAGCATGATTAAATTAGTAACACGTAGCATCAAGAACTCACGCGACCAAAAGTGGCGCTACTTCCCCGCTATCAGCTATAGCGGCACTATCACGCGCGACAAACTTTGCGAGCGCATAAGCGAGTCTACCACCTTTACCCATGCCGACGTACTCACGGCCCTTTGTGCCTTTGAAGAGGCCATTGCCGAAAAGCTACAAAGTGGCGGTATGGTAAAGCTTGGCTCACTTGGCACATTCCGCACTACATTGCGTTCAAAAGGGGGCGAGGTAAGTAAAGACGACGTAAGCGCGAAGAACATTCGCTCGCTCCACGTCGCTTTCCTCCCCTCAAGCACGCTCAACAAGCAACTGCAAGAGCAGGCACAGTACGCAATGTCGTAAAAAACGCGCTCTGCGATGCGCTCTCTACCTCTCGGTGAGGGGTTTCCGACTTCTCGGTGAGGAGTTTTCAACTTCTCGGTGATGGGTAACGGAGCGCGCGGAGAGCCACGTCTGTAATGATAAGTCATGGAAATAGTAATCTTTAGAGACTAAGCACACATTCATATTATGTCAGAAGTAGCCCTATCCCTATTTAAAAAACACGTTCGCGCAGATGATTTTAGCGACGACGACGACTACCTACAGCAATGCCTTGATGCCGCTGAGGCTTCAGTGGTGCGCGCTACAAACCGCACACTCGATGAGCTAAAGCTAATGGGCGGTGGGTCACTGCCCGCCCCCTTGGTGCAAGCTATTCTGTTGGTAGGAGGCTCGGCTTACGACCACCGCGAAAACGATGCTCCGCAGCAGTACAGTGAAATCCCGTGGGGCGCTTCATCTATCATCAAACAATACAGAAGACTATGCGTGCGGGAGGAATGAAATATCACTTACAACTCTTTCGCCCTGTTCAGACTACGAACGAATACGGCGAAGAGCAAACCACTTACACCCCGACCCGGATAATCTGGGCAGAGCGCGTCAAGTGGGCGGGCAATCGGAGCGAAGAGGTGGGCGAACACTTTGCCGCTTACACCGTGACCTTCCGCATACGCGATGTTCACCCCATTGGTGAGGGGTGGCGCGTGCAGCTCATGGGCGAACACCTCTACACCGTTATGGCCATTGAGCCTAACCGCAGTAAGGGAATGCTTTCGCTCCTCTGTCAGCGCGTCAACGTGTGATGAGGTAGGGGTTAGGTGTTAGGGATTAGTGATTAGGTGTTAGGTGTTAGTGATTAGTGATTAGGGGGTTAAAAGGTCACCTTATGCCTCGCTCCCCACAAAAATAAACTTTTTAGCCCCCTAACCCCAACCTAACCCCTAATCACTAATACCTAATCACTAATACCTAACCCCTAACACCTAATCACTAATCACTAATCCCTAACACCTAAAGTAATGAAAACAGTATTAAGCGCAGGCACTGCCGTCTACGAGGTGCTGAGCGAAAGGTTAGCTAATAAAGTAACGAAAGTATTTCCCGTCGTGACAGATGAGGCCGTGCTTCCTTACGTCTGCTATCATCGCGAGGCCCTCGAAACGGCCGTTGCCAAACATACTCAAAGTGCCGATACGGCCACGATCGTTGTGGACTGTTATGCCGCTACTTACAATGGCTCCGTGGCTTTGGCTGAGGCCGTACGCGAAGCGCTTGACAACGTGAGCATTACCACCTCGGCAGGGTTAACCGTCCGTTCTTCCTTCTTAGTCGATGCCGCTGAGTCGTGGACGGACGATGCTTACTTGCAGTCGCTCTCCTTTAAACTCCGTTGCTAATGGATAACGACAACGAGAAAGCGCTGCAGACCTTCCAGCGCGAATTGGCAAAGCTTTACGCCAGCCTCTCGCCTAAGGAGCAGCGCAAGGCCATTTCCGCTTCGATGAGGCGCGAGGCGAATCGCTTGAAGAAGGCCGCACAGACGAGGGTACGCACTTCGGGCCTCTCGGCCAAGACGGGGGTGGACAAGGGCGTCTACGCTCGCATCTACCCCAAGCGCTACGGCACAGGCTTTATGGTGAGCGTTAAGCCCCACGGAGCGAAGAAGGGCATACATACCAACCGCCAGGGCAAGCAGAAGCCAGTACTCCTATTTGCCGAGGAAGGTACGAAACAGCGCAACGTGGGCCGTCGCAAGGGCAACGCGCAATATCGCCAAGGCCGCTTCGCTCAGAAGAAGTGGCGCGACTATAGCCGCTCAGGCCATAGCACAGGACGTATGTCTCCGTATAAGTTTCTCGCCATGACCGAGCAGACCGAAGCGGCGGGCATCGAGCAGCACCTCTGGACTGACTTCGAGCGCAACGTCGATAAGGCGGCGAAGAAGGGAGTTTAATCAATGTGCAAATGTGCGAATGTGCGAATGTGTAAATTGTCGCCTTTGCACGCTGAGTAATTAAGACATTATTCAATCATTTGCACATTTGCACATTCGCACATTTGCACATTGATTAAGCTCATTAAACTCATAACTCATTAAACTCATAACTCATTAAACTCATAACTCATTATGGAAAAAACTGGTTATATCAATGGTAGTGACCTCTTGCTCTCATTAGACGGCAAGGCCGTGGGTCACTGTTCAAGCCACAAAGTAACGTACAACTCTGAGACAAAGGAGAGAGCCGTGAAGCCTGTAGCAACGCAAGGCGCGGGCGCAGGACTTTGGAAGGACAAGAGCGTTACAGGACTTTCTATCACAATTAGTGCTGACGGTCTCCGCTTCTACGACGAGACGGAGAGCGGCTTCACCGAGATTTCTGCTTCTTGGGGCGTAGGTAAGGCCGTTGACGTGAAGTGCTTCCCACGTGGCGACGGCAAGACAGGTACGCAAGTTCCTTACCTCGAAGGAAAGTTTGTGATCACCTCTATCGAGGAGGACGCTCCAGCGCAGGACGACGCCACGTATAGCGTTAACCTCGAAAACGCGGGCATGCCTACTAAGTTCCCTGGTATGGAAGCCGCCGCTGCAGCGCAAGCTGCAAGCAAGTAAGCACTCTTAATATGCTAATATGCTAATGTGGTAATGTGCTAATGAGTGGCGCAGCCATTAGCATATTAGCACATTACCACATTAGCACATTAACCCTATGCAACTAAAACGTCTCGTAATCCACTGCACCGCCACTCCTGAGGGGCGTGAGGTGACAGCGGCCGACATACGCCACTGGCACTGCGACCCCGTGAGCAAAGGAGGTCATGGTTGGAAGCAGGTAGGATATACCGACCTCGTCCACCTCAACGGCCGCATAGAACGGCTCGTTAAGAATAATGAAGACTTGATCGTCGACCCTTGGGAGGTGACCAACGGAGCAAGCGGCTACAACTCCACCTCGCGCCACATCGTCTACGCGGGCGGCTGCGATAAGCAGATGAGGCCGAAGGACACACGCACCGCTGCACAACGCACCGCCCTCGAAGCCTACGTCAAGGACTTCCACCGCCGCTTCCCTACGGTCCAAATCGTTGGCCACAATCAATTGAACCCCAGTAAGGCTTGCCCTTCGTTCGACGTAAAGAAGTGGCTCAACGAGATTGGAGTAAACTTATAAGAAAGGAAGAATGGCGGACACTATCTTACAAATTATCCAATGGGCAATACCTTCGGGGGGCATTGGTGCCGCCATAGCATGGTTTGCCAACCGCAGCGCGCGCAAGGCCGATACGGCCAAGAGCGTACACGATACGTATAAGCTCATGTACGAAGACGTGAGCCGCGAACTATTAGAAACGCAAAAGAAAGTAGATGGAAGTACAAAGAAAATGGACGCACTGGGCGAAGAGAATAAGCGCATACGTTATGCGCTCAACCGCCTTACACGTGCCATTCAAGCTATTCAGCGTTGCCCTCATAGCAGCAACTGTCCTGTTAGTGACGAGTTGTCGCTCGACGACGAAGGCAACGCGCCAAGTCGCGCAAAGTCAAGACGTACTGACTACAGACAGCGTGACTCAGCACGAGCGGACGACAACCGCTCTTTGGACGCAACCGATAAGGGCTGACACTACACGCCTTGAGCTGAGGCTCGACTCCACCCTCCTCTCCTTACCAGAGGGGGCGAGCTTTACGGCCGCGAGTGGGCGCGCCCACTTGAAGGCGAGCCTAAAGCGCGATAAGAAGGGACGGCCCGCTTCTATCATCATCGAGGGCGGCTGCGATAGCCTGCAGCGGCTCTGCATGTACTATCAGGCTGAGGCCGAACGACTCCAGACGGCCAACACGCAACTACAATCAACCGTCAAGACGCTTAGCACCGACCTACACACGCGCGGCCGCACGTGGAACGTGTGGGCCGCACTGGCCCTTCTGGCCGTGGCTCTCATCTTGATCATAGCCAACCGACAAATAAAGGAATAACAATACTCAAATTTAGGTTTTAGCAAGGGCGGGCTGAAAGCCCAATGGAGCACACAGCCCAGGGCAAGCGAAGCGACACCCTGGGTTACGGATTGCCATAGTATTGACGCCCTGAAGGGGCAAAAGCATTCAATGTTGGGAATAGATATAAAGCTTTTGCCCTTACAGGGCGCGACTGCTCCAACACGCGATACCCAGGGTGTCGCTTCGCTTGCCCTGGGCTATGTGCTTCATTGGGCTTTCAGCCCGCCCTTGTTCAATCCAAAACTTCAGTAAAAATATAATACACTTCACCACTATGACTCCACAAAAGAAAGGCAGCACAATAGCCACCGCACGACGCGAAATGAAGATTATGGGTTTCCCCTGTCGCCAGACAATGGGAGCATTCTTGCGCTTTAAGCGCGAAACAGGACGTGAGGCTACTGAGATGACGAACGACCTCACCGACTTGCTTACGTTCCTCTACTGCTGCACGGCATCAGCGTCAGCGGCTGACGGCATTGAGTTTAACTTCACGCTGGAGGAGTTTGCCGACCTCATCAGTCCCGACGAGCTAAACCAATGGACGGCCGCGATGCAAGCGGAGGCGGCTGAGGCTGAGGCCACGACCGAAGGCGAAAAAAAAAGCCCTTCTGCATCACCGAACAATTAGGCTTTGCACTGGGGGCGGTGGGGCTTACGCTGCGCGACTGGCAAGGGCTTACGCCTGAGGAGTGGACGGCCGTGGCCGATAGCTACGCTACAAGCCACGAAATGGTCATGCACGACGGGTGGGAACGTATGCGTATGCTCGCCACCATTACCATTCAACCGCACGTTAAGAACCGCCTCACCCCCGACACGCTCCTGCCTTTGCCTTGGGACAACGACCAGACTCAAACAACGCAAGCCGCCCACGTGCCACCAGTCGGTAAAGACGAGGCGCGTGAGCGGCTTGTTAGCTTGATGAAGGGGTTGAAGGATCAATAATAAGGCGGGAACCATGGGTAATAGCATGGCCACGTGTAGAACTCAGCGGTAAGTGTCAACTTTCTCTGACTCTTAGCTCGTCTCTCTTTCAGTGGTACGCGCTCTTTGGGTTTATCAGTATATAGATCGCGCTATATATAATTAAAATCATCAGTGCTACTTTCGCCCGAGAGATAGTCTTTGACAATTTTAAACTTTTTATACGAGCTTGCCATAGATGACGCAACAAAGAACAAGAATGATAAAGCCATTATTATTGCTGCGAGCATAATACGGCCTCCCCCCCAATTGGTGGTTGTGAAAATAAAATATAAGCCCAAAACGAGGAACACGAGTGATACACGACCACAAAAAGAACTCACTTTTTTTGCTCTTTTGTCGCGCCTTTGTTCTCGCTTTGTTGGTGGCAGGTCTTTCACTTCGCAAGTAAATTCTACTTTGATCTCTTTTGGCTTTTGTCCGCTTTCCATATCGCAAAAGGTATTAGTTTATGCAAAGGTGTGGCTTTATAATTTACCGACCAAATAAAACTCTCAAAATATATGGCTTCAAAAGAAATAAAATTCAACCTAAGGCTCGCTATTGACGGTAAGGAGCAGTGGGTAAGTGCAGCAGCAACAGCAAAACAAATACAAAAGGCTATTGCAGGAGCAAAAACAGAAAGCGAAAAGTTTAACAAAACAATTTTTAATTTAAATCAGGCTTTCAGCTTATTAGGCAACGTAAAGGATGCCTTTAGCAGTTTAGACACGGCCTTAGCTTCATTGGCTGGTAGCTATCAAAACGTTGAGGTAGCTAACCAAAGGCTAAAGACGGTAATGGAAGAACGCATGAAAGCCTCCTCGGCCGACATTGCAGCCGTGCAAGCTACCATTAAGGCACAAACGCAATTGGGCATTCTGGGCGGCAGCGTGCAAAAGGCGGGAGCGCAACAAGTGGCAACGTTCTTGACACAAAGAGACGCGCTCATTACACTTATACCTGCCATTAACGACCTTGTCGCGCAACAAAAAGGACTGGCTGCCACCGAACAAGATGCACAAAACATTGGCAACCTGTTTGGCAAGGTGATGCAAGGGCAAACCGCGGCCTTAAAGCGCGTGGGCATAACCTTTACCGAAGCACAAGAGCGCGTGCTAAAAATGGGTACGGAGCAAGAGCGTGCTGCCATGTTGGCCGAAGTGGTAACAAACAACGTTGGCCACATGAACGCGGCTTTAGGCGACACGGCTGCGGGTGCGATGAAGCAATTCCAAAACAAGTTGGCTGGCATAAAGGTCAAAATGGGCGAAGTGGCTAACCAAGTGCAGCCTTACTTGAATATGGCTACGTCGTTTGTCGTGTTGGCTTCATCAGCACAAAAAGCAGTTTTAGCTATTGGAGGATTTGCAAAAGCTTTGGGAGGAATGAAGCTCGTTACAATCATGGCGAAGCAAATGCGCATCGCGTATATTGGTTTGCGCGCCACTATTAACTTATGCACGGCAGCGGTCAGACTGAGCCGAGCGCAAAACATTTCGTTGGCCGCATCTTTCCGCACTGTTGCCGTTGCTTCTACTACAGCCAAGATGGCCGTGCGCGGCTTCATGGCCTCTACTGTTATCGGTGTAGCTATTGCGGCCTTAGGCTTCGCCATAGAGAAACTTGTTAACTACTTTGATAGCTCAACAAAGTCAGTGAAAGATAATACTGAGGCTCTAAATGATAATGCTGAGGCTACAACCCAAGCCGACAAAATCAAAAGTGCGGTTCAAAACGTACAAGAAGAGGCTGCTACACACTATGCCGACGAAATTAGCAAAGTACGTACGCTAACAGCAGTTATTCACGATAGTAATGCCATATATGCAGACCGTATGGCAGCTATTAAGAAACTACAGAGCATCGTGCCTGGCTATCAAGCACAGATACAAAAGGACGGCACAATCTTTGAACGCAATGCGGCCGCAGTTGAAAAGTACATACAAAAGCTGCAAGACCTCGCTATGGCTGAGGCGGCCTTTGACGAGGTAAAGAAAGTTTACACCAACATCATAAAGCTTAGAATTGAAAAGCAAAAGTATGAAAAGCAGGCTAACGATGTTGACACCGAACTAAGACGGACGCACAATGGGCAAGGAGCTAACGAATTGCGCAACCCCGTAAGGTTGGCGCGCAAAAATATTGAACGCCCTGCCGCACCTGCCGATGCCGTAACTCAAAATGGATCGCTTAACTTTAACTTTGTGCGCGACACGCAGAAGAACCAACAAGCGGCTAACAAAGAGACGGCTAACACGCTTAACAAAGTGACGGCCTACAATATGGCTATAGGGCTTGCAAATAAAAAGGGAGAAGAGATTAAAGAACAAGAGGACTTGGTGAATGCTATATTCGGCTCGCTCACCACTTCGCAAAGACGCAATTATAATCATATCGCGGCAAATGGCGGCTATGGTAAGGAAAAGCCTGCTTTGGCTAAACCTAACACAAGTGGCGGAACAGGACATCCTCACACCTCCACCCCCACCAAAACCGACACCGCTCCCACCTACGACGAGAAGAGCATTGAATGGTACGACAAGGAGATAAGCAAGCAGAAGGAACTGGCGCAAAGCACTAACAACCTCGATGCTGCGAAGAAGGCTATGGCTGAGGCTACACGGCTGGAGGGAGAGCGCAAGGAGTTGGCCGTGAAGGTGGGAATTGAGAAGCCTGACGCGCCAGAGGTGAAAACTGCGTTGGAGGCTCTGCAGGACCAACTACGCGCGGCTCAAACGGACTTCGACAATGCCGTGACCGTGGAGGCTAAAGTAGCAGCCATGACGAAGGTGGACGCGCTACAGGCACAAATCAATGAGGCTACGAACGGCCGACTAACGATTGAAGCGGAGGTTGAACCGCAGTACACGCAGACTGGCTCAGTAAGCGATAAGCGCAAGTCGTATGCCAACGCGCAGACGAAGGCCTCACGCGTCAAGAACGACTACGACATTGGCCTCATCAGTAAGGAGGAGGCACAACAACAGGTGGACGACATTAACAAGGTGTTGTCGTCGCTGAAATTGAAACCTATCACCGTGGACTTTGACACGACAAGCGTTGAAAAGGGGACGGGCAAGATGCGCGAGGGCGCACAGAGCATTCAGCAGTTGGGCAGCAGCATCGCGCAATTAGGCTCACAGGTGCAAGAGCCTGCGCTCAACATTGCGGGTACGATAGCACAAGCCATTGCTACGATGGTGTTGGGCTACGCTGAGGCTTCGAAAGATGCAAGTAAGCTTACGCCCTTCGGGTGGATAGCCTTTGCCGCTACAGGATTGGCTACGTTGCTGACGATGATAGCCTCTATCAAGTCGGCCACGAGCGGCAGCTACGCGCATGGTGGTATCATACCAGGCGGCAGCTATTCGGGCGACCGATTGACAGCTAATGTCAACTCGGGCGAGATGATTATCAACCGTCGTCAGCAGTTGCAGCTATGGCGCATGGTGCAAGCGCCTTTGGCCTCAGCTCCGCAGTACACAACGCCTTCGAGCATGGTGCCGAGCCTCAACCTCGCGGCCTTACGCAGCAGCTTTGGGGCGCAGCGCGTCGACGTGAATGTGAGTGGACGCATCAGCGGACGCGACTTGCAACTCATTAGCGATAAACGAAACAAAATTACTTCAAGAGCATAACGCTTTGCGAATGTGAGAATGTGCGAATGTGCAAATGTGCAAATTGTCGCCTTTGTACGCTGAGTAATTAAGACATTATTCAATCATTTGCACATTTGCACATTCGCACATTTGCACATTAACCACGCATTTGCACATTAACACATTAGCATCATGCTTTACAAAAGATACGCTGGCAGTTTTGTTAACTGCAAGGGCCAAACGTGGCGGGTCGAAATATGGCAAGCGGCCAATGCGCCTTTCACTTCCGTTGGCGACCTCACGTTTGATGCCGACACGCCACTTGAATTAGAATGGGAGGAGCGCGAAAAGTACGAAACCACTTGTGGCGCAACGCTCACGATCAACATCGTAAGTCCTGCTGACCGCACGTTTACGGACCTCTTCCAAATCAGTCCAGGCAATGTAATGGCACACGTCTACCTTGACGATGCGCTCTTTTGGGTGGGTGGCCTCGACTGCGAAACGTATGAAGAGCCTTACCAATCGGAGAAGGACTACACCGTCACACTCACCTTTACTGACTTCGGCCACATGCAGCGCCTAAAGTATGGCGAAGCGGGGGGCATTAAGTCGGTGCGCCACTACATTGACTATTGCCTTGAGCAGGTGGGCCTCAGCGCAGTGCCAGTAGAGGTATTCACGTCGTTAGAGATGAACGACAACGTGCTATGGGAGCATTGTAACCTTACACGCCTATACGTTGATGCTGCCAACTTCTACGATGAGGACGGTGAAGCCTCAACGCTTGACGAAGTGTTGAACGGTGTGCTGCAACCGCTTGCCTTGCGTATCGTGCAGCGTGCGGGCAAGATCATGGTGTACGACTTGAATGCGCTGCGCAATAATCCACCCAAGGTAGAAGAAATCACCTGGGACGCTACGGAGCAAACGCTATCGGTAGATAAGTTGGCGCAAGCGGCCGTCGTTAAGTTCTCGCCCTACACGGGGGGCGACCTGCTGAGCGACAACAGCGTAACCATAAAACAAGACCGACTGACAGAGGTGGGCAGCGTGTTTAACATGTTTGGCCCTGGGTTCAAAACGTACGAGATAAGTCGTTTCTTCCATTCTGCCTCTGATAGTGCTGCCACTGGCCTTACGCAAAAGCACCCCGATGCGCATTTCTTCAAAATGGTGAAGACGGGTACGGGGGGCGGAGCGTGTGAGGGCCTTGCGTGGCTGGCCTTAACGAATTGCTGGCCGCGCAATAACCTCACGCTCAATGGGCAACAATCGCCTTTGGGGAGAGACGCCCATTATGCCTATGTCGAAGCTAACACAAGCGAAAACGTCGTTACGCGTGCCTTCAACGACCTATCGGGCACGTCGGACGAAGTGCTGATGCGTTTTCCTCGTGTGTACTGCCCTGCGGCCCAAAATCAAGTGTCAGAAGACGTGATGCGCTCTTACATTCACCTCACTATGGAGATGATGATAGACCCGCGCCTCAACCCATTTGCCGAGGCAAAGGACGAAACGAACGAAAAGGACAACTTTAACTGGTGTAAGGTGCGCGAGGCTTACTGCTACATTCCCTTCTCGCTCGTCTTGTTTGACGGCAATGGCAAGGCCATAGCGCAATACCAAGCCAAAGGCTACAATAACGAAGGGCATTGGGTCGCGGTTGAATACGACGATACGAAATACTTCACGCATGCGCCCTCTTACCTCCTCTACTATGCCAACTCTAAGAGTGATAGCATAAAGGAGGAGAGCGGCATTCAAGGGTGGTCGAAGAACCATACACACACCCTTGGCCACGAACGAACTAATGAACAATACGCCACGGAGGGCGAAATCATTCCCCTGCCGTACACTGCGGGGTACTTAGAGTTGACCATTTATACGGGGTGTATCATCTTCGACGATACTGACGGGAAAAAGAGCTACCCCATTACCAATCCTCAGACGTGCCAACTCGACAAGTCGTTGCCCGACCCGAACGGATTGCGCGACGTGTGTATTAGTACGCAAACCTCTAAACGAGGGCAACGTATGAATTGGACGCAAAGGTGGTGGCTTTACAAGTTCCCGAAGTTGGAGATAGTACAAGGCCTCATCGCTGAAGCGGTGGAGAAGAGTGATGCCGAATACAGCGCATGGATAAACGCGAACGCAAAGGACGAGATAAAGATTGACACCATTTGCGGCACAGCCTTTGGGAGTGACTTGGGGGTGACGGCACGAGGCGCCTACAAAATGTGGTATTCGTTTGCGCCCTCTGGCTCTGGGCTGACGGATATTCCTCAACGATGTTTCCTACGTCGCACCAACACGTCTGCGCCTTGGCTGATTGAGTACGACTTGTTAGGGCTGCTCTTTAGCCAGTATGGACACCGCGTACCTACGCTTGAGGGAGAGGCCATTACTCCGCTCTCACCGCTACAGCTCTTCACCGACCGCGCTATGCCGAGTGAGGACCTCTTTATGATGAAAAGTGAGGTGCTCAGCGCCTACGACGGTACGAGTAATATTAAATTTGTAAGGCTCGAACCCGAGGAATGGAACAAAGAAATCATTAAATAACAACAACTAAGGCTATGGACTATAAAGTTACAACACGATACGTTACAGCCACGCCACGCAGAGCGCGCAAAGGCAATAACGCTGAGGCCTCAGCCACAAGCAGCGGTGGCGGTGGGGCTTCCATAAGCAGCGGAGGCAGTACTCCCTCGGCCGATGCACACATGCACCCCAATCTCGACACGCTTAATCAGCTGGACGCTGCTCCTGCCGACGGCTACCTCTATCTGGATAGTACCGACACCGACACGGGCGAAACCGTCCGTACCAAGGTGAAGGCAGGATTTGCCGATGAGGCTGCCTCAGCCGACCACGCCACCACGGCCGACGACGCCACGAATGCTGACAACGCGGCCCATGCCACCGAAGCCGATCATGCAGCCACGGCCGATCATGCTGCCACGGCCGACGACCTTACGCAATGGGGTACGGCTGACGAGCGTTACCTAAGCCGCCAACACGACGACACGGCCGAGGGGAGCGTCACCTTCCGCAAGGCTACCAACTTCGAAGCCTCAGCACAAAGTCCCGACTTCGTGAGCAATGGCTTCGCGGGCAGTGGGTGGGCTGCACAAACGGCCGAGGACGGTCAGACTTACGTGGAGGCTGACAACCTCCGCATTCGCGGAAGGCTCACGGCCTTTGAACTCGTCATCGAAAAGATACGTGCCATTTGTGGCGCACTGGGTATCAGTCAAGCATGCGGCCGCGTGAAGAGCGTAGATGGGGACGCTACGAACTATTACTTAGTATTAGAGGGGGACGACACGCACGGCTACGGAGGTTTCCAAGCGAACGACTTCATACGTTGCCAACGCTGGACATCGAATGGCGCTCGCGGCTATTGGGTAAGAGTTAGCTTCATAGGCAGCACAGCAGGCGGCCACGACAATGTGTTGGCCATTAATAGGTCGGAGTTCGATGCCGCCATTGTCGAACCTCATGCGGGCGAGGTCAACGCTTACGACCACGTCGTGCAAGATGTTCCCGCGCAAGTAGCCCAACTCGTAACAGACGACCTCTCCGCCCTCATTACTGCCGACGACGGCACGTCCATGCTCCTTGCCGACAATAGCAACGCCCCCATTGCAGGACAAATGGTACTCCCCGAAGTAGGCGACGAGTTGGTACAATACGGCAACGCTACCGACCCCACACGCCAAAGCGCCATTTACATTCACGCCAACGGCACGGGGCAACCTGCTATCGACTTACTCACTGGTATCACCTCCAAGAGCTTTGTCGGTTGTCTCGCTTGTCGCCTTGGCGGCTACCTCCCCACAGGTGGCTTTGGCCTTTACGCGAAGAATGGGCAAATCATCTCTCTCTCACCCGACGGACGTACCACTCACTACAGCCTCAACCCTGACGGTTCGTTTTCGCTCGGACAAGGGGCTATCGAATACAACGGCAAAGGAACAGTGACAATAGGAAACAATGTAACGATCAAATGGGGGCCACAGAGCCAAACGACCTACAAATGGGCCGTTAGTGATAATGGCACGAGCGCGCCTAATCATGATTGGAGCAGTACGTTCCCTACTGACGTGGCGCAAGGTAAGTACATTTGGAAACGCACATTTTATCCCGACGGCACTGAAACGACAGAGCTGATTGGCTTCGTAGGCAAGGACGGTGTTAACGGACCGCAAGGCCCTTCTGGCCCGCAAGGCCCTTCTGGCCCGCAAGGCCCTATTGGCCCACGAGGCCCTATTGGGCCACGAGGTGATGACGGAGCAGCCTACTACATTCTCGCCCCTGTTGGGTCTATAACAAGAACAAAACAAAGTCCTACTACTTCACCTTCTTACAGTACAAAGACCATTACCGTTGAAGCATACCGCACGGAAGGCCTAACCTCAAAGAAGTTTACAGGAGGTAAAATGAAGTGGGCCATATATAGCTCTGACGGTACTACGATACAAAAAGAAGGCACAGGAGATACGGTAACGATTGATTATCTACACGCGACACGTATTGAGTTTAAGTTATTTGTCAGCGAAGTCGAAGTAGCACAAAAGACCATTCCAGTCGTTTGGAATGGTACGAACGGTAAAGACGGTAAAGACGGAGCAGACGGAATAAGCCTACATAGCAACCTACTCGTACATACCGACTTTGCTCCAAAGGCGGAGAACTATGCTGGCACGTGGCTCAATTTCCGCTCATCGCTCGCCACGATTAACGGCACGCTGAACGAGGGAGCAGCGGTTGGTGATACGGATATGCTCTCCGCTTCTGTATCAACGCAGACGGACATATTCCGATATGATGTAACAAAGTTGCTCAACCCTTCGACATGGTACGTTATAGGCATTACAATGCGAGGCACAGGTACTGCCACTGTATATTGTTATCCCGACACGAACGAGCAAACAATCTACGTTGACGGAAAGGCAAAAGGCTCTCCAAGTGACGCAAGTGCTGAATTTGCATTGACCTCAACGTGGAGACGACATTACATCGCATTCTGCACGAAGTCAAGCCTTAGCGGTACAAAATACGTGTTGGTACGTTTAACAAGTGGCTCGCAAGCAGACATTTCTATGGTCACATTGGGTAGACCGTACGAAGGTGGATCAGCATTAACAGCTGACGGCTACATTCAGAATGATGCGCAGCTTATTCGCATGGCGACACCGTCCAACATGGAGACGTTCTGTGGCATCAACTCTTTGTGCGCATGGCGAAGCAGCGAACGCGAGTTTGACTTTTATTCGCAATCGTTAGGCTCAATAATCATGTCGGGACAATGGTACACGCTATCTTTCTACGCACGTGGCTCAGGTAGTATCAACACATACGTATATGATTATGGAGGACGCGTCTTGTCTGATGCAAGCGCAGATATGCCATTAGCAGACGGAGTGAAGGAAACGGCTTTCTACAATGACGGGCGCCACACGTGGCAGCTAACATCAGAATGGGTGCGCCACATCTACACCTTCCGCGTACGCCCTGACGGTTCTTATGCCAGTCCGCTCTTACTATTCAGAGCAACAATAGGCACGAGCGGTGACTTCATCGCTATCAATCAAGTAAAACTCGAAGTGGGCAAAACCGCTTCGGATTGGTGCTTAAACGAAATGGACAAGAAAGCAGTCTCCTTGCCCGATTGGCTGAAAGCCTTCAATGGCTATACCATGAGCGGTGACAACTACATAGCAAGTGGTAACGCGTTCTTCGGCCGAAAAGAGATTGACGGCACTTACACAGGCTGCATGATGTCGTCTAACGGATTGCAGATAGGGGGCAATACTGTCGTAGGTATGTACGCATTAGACCACAACACACTGCAAGTAGCAATCGACCCCGTAAACAAACAATACTACTTCAAGGGCACAATATATGCTGACCAAGGTGTATTTAACGGCATTACAACGGGTATGCAGCTTAACTCGGTAACTACTATAGATACTACTAACTATAATAACTATCTCGAGTTAAGAACGCATGATGTTACAGGCACGACAAGTAAACTTTACACTAAGTACGCATACCCCATTATCCCTAATCTATCGACCATTATCTATGTCAATAGTTTACCCGAAAGGGTAACGGTTGACGAAAGCACCTCAGATACGAAGATTAAAGTAACAAAAGATTATCGAAGATGGCAGTTACCACCTTATGGAAAGAGCGATGATGAAATCCAACAAGCTCTCTCGCTTGTCGGCTGCAAGTTTATTATTTATAACAACATGAAAGATAGTGAAGAACTTGGCAAGGGTTTTTATTTGTACGGCCGCTTTTTCAAAACAGGTGGAACAGGCTTCAAGACCGTTTTAACATTAGACAAAGGCATGGTTATCCTTACGATGAGTGTCGGCTCGGACGGACAATTCTATTGGCAATATGACGGTGCTATCGCTGATATGAATTTTAATGCTACGCTAAAGCCTGGTACTGGTTTCGTATATGATAGACTACCTGAATTTAAGCCCTTAGGATAAAAAAAGCGCGTCCGAAGGCGCACCATAAATTACAACCATTGCAAAAACCTCTAAAAAACAAATAACATGGCAACAAAAAAACTCTCAGAAGCATTAGCCGAGTTGCAAGCAGCAGCGAGTGTGAGCGGATTGGACGTGCGATTGGTCGTTGCTGGGCAGACCGACACAGACAATGCACAAACTATCACGCTACAACAATTGCTCACGGCAATGAATGTACCCACTGTGCAGACTTCTGCGAATGGAACAACTAAGAACTACATTTATTCGGCAAGCAGTGATGAAATGCATACAGCATTGAGTGGCAAGATATGGACGTACACGCACACTGACCGTAACTTGTTCCTCCGATTTAAGCACTGGGGCGCAGCCAACGACACCGAACAAACCAATTATAGTCAAGTATTGTTATGCCATTTGGTAAACCGTAACCAAGACGGACTGATGGATAAGTATGTGTTTGCTCGCGTCCTAAATCACAATCTGGCAGAAGGGCAGAGTACTACAGACAAGGTGATTGTCAACTACACAAACTTTGCAGAAAGTGGCAACAAAGTGCTTACACTCACAGCAGCAACAACTGCAAAGGCTGGTGTGATGACGGCAGCAGACAGAGAACTACTGAATAAGATTAAAGAGAAACTCGGACTATA